CCTACTAAAACTAGACAGATGGTTATTGAACAGTATGATGCTACTGCAACTACCCTTAATAATTTTCAAATTACTGCTTACGAAAAAGCAGGAAATCTAAATGACTTAGTAGTAAACGTTTATGTAGATAATAAATTAAAAGTTAACTTGCAAGATTACGAAATTGATAGAACAAATGGATTTGCAACAGTCCGATTTATTAAAGACTTAACTGTTGATCAAGTTATTAAAATTAAAACACATAGTTTAGCAAAGAAAACATCTAAAGGATATTATGAATTTCCGCATAATTTAGAAAGAAATCCGTTAAACGAAGACATAACTGAATTTACATTAGGTGAAGTTATTGACCATGTAGATACAATGATTGAAGATGTACAAACTTTTAAAGGAGTGTATCCAGGAAGAAGTAATTTAAGAGACGCTGGCGAAACAGATCATTTTGGTAAAAGATTTGTTAAACATAGTGGTCCTATTAATGTTCCTTTATATCATATAACAAATAAAGATTTTAATATTGTAAAAGCAATTAAATTTTCAAAGAATGAATATTCTAGATTTAAAAGAAAGTTTTTAGAAACAGCAAACAGTTTAGGTTATGATGGTCCTACAAAGCAGCATGTAGATAAAATTTTAAATCAACTTAACAAAGAAAAACTAAAGTCTGAACCGTTTTACTTCTCAGACATGTTAGGCTATGGCGATGCAAATAGAATTGAATATACAGTTTTAGATGCAAAGACTAAAACTTATCCTATAACTTCTCCGTTTACGTTATCTTCACTTAGTGCTAAAACTATTAGCATTTATTTAAATGGAATCCAGTTAGTACATAGCAAAGATTATACATTTAATACTGATGGTTATGTTATTATAAGTGCTGTTATAGCTGAAGATGATATTATAGAAATATACGAGTATGAAACAACTGATGGTAGTTTTATTGCTCCTACTCCTACAAAGTTAGGATTGTATCCAAAGTACAATCCAGAGCTAACAATTGACGATGGCTATAGAGCAATAAGCACAAATGAAACAGGGCCTTTCAAGTTATACGGAGTCGAAACACAAACTACTAAAGTACATAACGGTAAAGTTGGATGGTTTTATCCTTTATATACTTCTGAAGAAGAAGCAATTGCAGCAGATTCTGATTCTAGTGCAGACACAGGTTCCGCACACGAACATGTATTTGACGGATTGTCCCAAATATTTTATATGCCGGCTACAGCATTTAATCATGCTGTACAAGATGATCTAACATACGAAGAATACCCAATTGGTATTGCTATGATTAGAGGACATGATGGTAGCTATATTAAAGCATATAAAGACTTTAGAGATAACTTATTATTAGATCTTGAAAGAAGAATTTTTAATAATATTAAAGTTGAATACTCAAAAGATTTACTTAATGTTGACGACTTTATAGGCGGCGAATATAAAACTAACGAATTTAGTAGAACAGAAATAGATAATACATTAGCTGGCGATTTTAATCAATGGCTTAGATTAGTTAATGGTGCAGAATACACAGAACATAATTTTTATGATCCTAATGATAGTTTTACATTCAACTATGCAACTGCTAGTACTCCTTTAGGAAACGCAATGCCAGGCTTCTGGAGAGGAGCATATATGTATGCATATGGTACTGATAGACCAAATGCTACTCCTTGGGAAATGTTGGGGTTAACAATGAAACCAACATGGTGGGAAACTACGTATGGTCCTGCTCCGTACTCCGGTGACAACTTAGTGTTATGGAGAGATTTAGAAGAAGGTAGAATTAAAGTACCAGGTAAGGCCGAAGTAGTTGACACAAAATATGCTAGACCTGGACTAACTAAACATATTCCTGTTGATAGCCAAGGAAAACTACGCTCTCCAAGAGATAGTGGATTTATTAGAGGCTTCTCAAGAAGAGATGCAATCAACGGATGGAAATTTGGCGATCATGGTCCAGTTGAAACCGCATGGAGAAGAAGTCCAGAATATCCGTTTGCAGTACTATTAGCTTTCTTATTAAACAAGCCTGCTAAAGTAATGGGACTAGGATTTGATGTATCAAGAACTAAGAGGAATTTAGTTAAGCAATGGGTACATTCAGATACTAATAAACCTATACAATTATCTACTACAAAATTACCTAACACATATAAAGACGATACTAGAGTATTAACCTGCGGACTTGTAAATTACATTTACAATTTAGTATCAAGTGATGTATTAAGTGTTTACACAGATTATAAAAATAATCTTTTAAATCTAAAAAATCAATTAGGATTTAAGGTTGGTGGATTTACTGATACTAGTAAATTTAATTTAATACTTGATAGTCGTTCTCCTACACTACAATTAGAACGAGACGGTATATTTGTTCCACAAGAAAGTTTTAAAGTTTTTAGTAATACTAGTAGTCCATTAGAAATGGTTACATATAGTGGTGTTTCTATTGAAAGAGCTGGCACTGGATTTATTGTTAGAGGTTATAATAATACTACACCAAGTTTTGAATATTATAAACCAATACCTGGATCGTCAAAGATAACAGTAACAGTAGGCGGCATCTCAGAAGACACCCAAGAGTGGGCAGGAAGTACTTTTTACGAACGTGGAATGATTGTTCAATATAAGAGTGAATTTTATAGAGCAACAAAACAAGTTACTAGCGGAACAGCTTTTACTATTGACGGCTTTGTAAAATTAGATGAGTTACCAATTACAGGCGGACGTACTGCGTTTTTCTTTAAAGATTTTGATAATACAGAAGTATATAAGTTACAATACGGAACAAAGTTAAAAAACACACAAGAAGTAGTAGACTTTATGTTAGGCTATAATGCTAGACAAAAGGTATTAGGATTTACATTTAATGAAGTAGACTCTTTTAATAAGAAAGTTGAAAATTGGGAAAATACTGCAAGAGAATTTATGTTCTTTACAACACAGGGTTGGTCTGCAGGAACAATAATTACATTAAGTCCAGGCGCTTCAAAAATACAATTTGATAGAGATTTTGTTGTTGTAGACAACTTATATGATAAGTTTTATGATTACAGCATATTAAAAGCAGATGGACAACCTTTACAAGCAGACTTTAATGGACTTATTAGAGACGGTAATTCGTTTGGACTAGCAGTAGGAGATACTAATGACGGTCTATACCATATAACTTTACCTCTTGTACAAAAAGAACATGTTGTTTTATTAGATAACAAGACAGCATTTAGTGATATAATTTATGAACCTAAGTCTGGATATAGACAAGACCGTATTAAGGTTGCTGGCTACCGTACTGATGAATGGAATGGTGGGTTAAACTTACCTGGATTCTTATATGACGAAGCTATTATTACTGACTGGACACAATGGAAAGATTATAAAATTGGCGAAATAGTCAAATATAAACAATTCTATTATACAGCTAAAAATAACGTTCCTGGCTCAAAAGACTTTCAAGCAATAGTTTGGTTACAACTTAACGAAAAGCCAACACCAGAATTAACAGCTAATATGGATTATAAAGCAAATCAGTTTACTGATTTTTATGATTTAGATTCAGATGGATTTGATGACGAACAGCAACGTCTAGCTCAACATTTAATTGGATACCAAAAACGACAATATCTTGCAAACATTATTAATGATGATGTGAGCCAGTTTAAATTCTACAGAGGATTTATAGCTGAAAAAGGTACTATGAATTCTTTAACAAAATTATTTGAATCATTAGGCGACGGAACAAATTCTGCATTAGACTTTTATGAAGAATGGGCAATACAAACAGGTAGATTTGGAGCCACTAGTTCTATTAAGCAAGTTGAGTATTCTCTTAAAGAAGAGTTAATGACAGAAACTCCACAAGCATTTGAATTACTTAATACACTACCAAGTACAAACTATGATAAGGTTTATAGAATACTTCCAAACGATGTTTATGATAAAGAACAAGATTATGACCATGCACCGTTTCCAACAAAAGCAATTAGTTCTGCAGATGAATATATTAAGACTGGTGGATATGTATCTGAAAAAGATGTTTCTTTTGTTGCTGGTTCTATACCTGAACTATCATTAGGCGATGTTAACTCTATTAAACTTGGCGAATATATTTGGATAATCGAAACAGGAAAAGACACCTGGAGTGTGTATCAAATTGTTCCGGTAAGCTGTAATATTGTTGCGGCAACAGTAAGAACAGATAAACTGTCAACTGATGGTATGCGTTTAATAGATTTAGAATTAGACACATGGGCAGATATTCCAGGTGACGGTATTAGACCTTTAATTGTCGAAAGTGATGTTATTGGCGCACTTGGTGCTGAAGCATTTAAACTTAATGGATTATATGCAGTTGATAAAGATGGCATTAATTTAAGTACAGTAACTATTAAAGCTGATGTAAATGTAGAAGTAGAAGATTTCTTAGATGAATCTTATCAAGTAGTAAAATTTAGACCAGTACGTAAAACATCAATAGACGATCTTAATGTAAGTCGTTATACTATGTATGATAAGCAAAGAATTTGGATTGATAGTTATAAAAATGACTGGGCAGTTTTTGAAAATAATCCAGTATACAAAACTAATCAAACACTTTTTAATCCATCGGAATTTGATAGTACTGCACAACAGTTTAGTAAAAGTGTTACTATAACACGTGATAATAATAATGTATTTGTTGCAGCTCCCGGAGACGGTACTGGTAAAGTAACTCACTATAAAAGAACAAACGAGAAAAATAATTTAGTACTTGACGATGTTATTGAAATAGCAAGTGACGATACTTTACTATCAATTGCTACATCATCTAGATTTGGTGAAAGTGTTTCAGTAAGCCCAGATGGCGAATACCTAGCAATTGGTATTCCAAATGCAAGCGGCGTAAAAACAAAGTTCAAGAGTGTATTTGATAAAACACAAACATACACTAAAGGCGACATTGTAAAATATAGAGAAAGTTTATGGAAAGCTAATAGAGAAGTTCTTCCAGAGATTGCTTCACAGCCCTTTACAACTTTCGATACGTATGTTAACTTAGCTGCATCTGCAGATGCAGACTCGACAACATTACAATTACTAGTTGCAGGTGATCCTGGACTAGCAAATAACACAGTAGATCATATGCTTGTTAGAGCTCCAAAAGATATGTACTTAGGTACATCACCTGGTGATACTCTTAGCCTTTATTGGAATCAACGTAGTTTTGCATATCCTACATTAACTAACTATCAACCTTTTGGTGGAGCAATAACTGAAATTACTGGAAACTTTATTACCGGTACTCATACTATTCAACACAAAGTTGATCATATATTGTTTATTACAACATTTGTAACATTGCCTACAGTAGGACAAACAGTTACTACTACAACAGGTAGTGCTACAGTTTGCTATGTAGGAACTAAACTAGATAGTGCAGTAGTTTATCTTAAAGATACAAATGGTATCTTTAGTGTTAGTGATGAGTTGTTTATTGATGAAACTATATTTGTTGGATTTTATACAGAAGCATCAACGTACAACACTAGTGAAGCAGTTGACGGTTTTTGGTATATTGCGACAGGCTTCCAATATTCAAATGCCGGTACATATTATGACACAGGGCGTGGCTTAGTTTATGCTGACGCCAGATTAGCATCATCTGTAAGGACATTAAACACATATTCAAATATTCAACAATCAGTTGGAGACATTGGATCATATGTTAATAATAAAAACAGAGCTAGTTACATTGCTCAATTGTCATACAGAGGTGATCCAGGCGGAACAGAAGCAGATCAACTTAGTAACAAGTGGATAGTTAGAGGATCTAAAAGTTTTACTGATACTTTATCAATAAGCGATGAAGCTGAATTTAGAGTTTACAATCTTGATAACAGAGATATTGATGTTACAACTTCAGGATTTACATTCGACATACTTAACAAAAAACAAACAGTTGTTGATCTTTGGGACGGCTATATTGATTTTACATATGACGAGTTTGACTTTGCTGGTAACGTGTTTGAACCTGTTATTGGTGACATAATTAGTGATGTACAAATACCTAACGATGGACAGGGTGGTCTTGCAATTACAACACAAACTACTAGTACTGCTGAAGTTATGTTTTATCGTAGGAACTTTAATAGTGTAAGAGTTTACGTTAAGACACTTAGCGGCACTTGGTCACAATTAACTAATATTGGAAAGTATTCTATACAACGTAATGCTAATACTGTAGCACGTGGCATAGCTGATGTTGGTCGTGTTATGGGAACAGTGGCAGATGTTGATAATGATATCTCAGTAGGTACTAGTGTAATTGGTAAGTTAATTGTATTTGCACATAGCTCACAATTTGGTATAGTTGCTACTCCAGAAATAATTGATGAAGAATATTGGTTCTTTAATGAAAACACAGAGCAAGGAATTTCAAGATTACCTAATCCGCCATATAGTTTAAACAAAGACTATACACAAGTTTTCCATATTGCAGCTAATGCAGCTGGCACAGCAAGTCCTAATGACGCAGGAGCAGTTGGAATCTATCGTCGACGAGATGATGGTATGTATACCAGGCAGTACTTAATAACTTCAGAGCATGAAACAGCAAATAGGAAATTTGGTAAAAAAGTTAAATTAGTACAAAAAGGTAACTATTACACGCTTGCAGTTTCAAGCGAAGGTTTAGGTACTAGAAACGACCCTGGAAGCATAGAAATTTACCGACATGGTTTTAAAAAATCACGAGCTGATTCATACAAAGGACCGTATCAACTTACAAGCTATGCACTAGGCGATATTGTCCTGCATCAAGATGAGTATTACGAATGTATTAAAACTGCTGGCACCCTTAACTTTGTAACTGATCCTGTATATTGGGAAAATATTAGTTGGAAAAATGGTAAAGATAGTAATTATAGAGGCGAATGGGATAACACTTATAGATACGAAAAAGATTCTGTAGTAGCATATAATGATGTATTGTACAAAGCTAAAACTAATATTGCGGCAGCCGCAGCTTGGGATACAGCGTTATGGGGAACTTTAACTAGCAATATTGACTATATTGGAATGTTGCCTAACAGAACTGCTAAAACCTTTTACGGAGAAGAAATATTTGATCCAATACAAAATATTCAACAGTTTAGCAAAGATTTTGATTTAAGTGCAGACGGTGATGTTTTAATTACTACAAGTGAACAAATTAAAACAGACAGTTCACGAGATATTGCAATCGTTGTGTATAGAGAAGTAGGTGATAAATTTCAATTTTCACAAATAATTACTGAAGCTAATACACTAAATGGATTTGCTGATAAGATAAGTCTAAATCCGCAAGGCACTAAAATTGCTGTAAGTTCTCCATTACGAGATACTACTCGAATTAATCAAGGTGTTGTTTTTATATATAACCAAGATACAAACGGAATATTTGGAACAGTTACTAATGCACAGTTGGGAATCACAACAGCATCGCAAGTATTGCTTCCGCCACAGGATGAAGAATCTGAAAAGTTTGGATATAATGTAGAATTTGGCACAGGAACATTAGCGGTATCTAGTTTAAATGGCGATCAAAAGATCGACACTAGGTTTGACACTTATGAAAAAACATTAACTGATTCCTATCAGCTAGATGCAACTTCAACAAAGAAAGAAGTTCGTACTACTTTTGATAATAAGTTTACTTCGTTTAAAAACATTAAAATAGATAAAGGCGTAGTTTACCTATACGAAACACTTGGCAACGATGTAACACAATCAGAAGTTATTACATATCCTTTAGTTGAAACTAATTTTGGCGAATACATTTATATAGAAGACAACCATGTGTATATTGGAATGCCACAACAATATAGTGATACTGTTAGAGGAGGATTAGTTGACTTTAGAAAATTACCTTCCTCAACTGCATGGAAACAAATTAGAAGTAGTGTTACTCCAGTTGATGTAGATAAAATAAAAGGTACTTTTTTATATAATAAAAAGTCTAACCAAATTATTACATACGTTGACTTTATTGATCCAGTACAAGGTAAGATTGCAGGAATAGCAGAACAAGAAATTGCGTTTAAAACTAGATATGATCCTGCATTTTATAATACAGGGCAAGTAGTAGATGATAATGTAGATCCTAATAGACACTGGGCTGAAAATTATGTTGGTAAAGTTTGGTGGAATATTGAAGCAGCTAGATTTGCTCATCCATATCAAGGAACAACTAATTTCCAAAAAAATACTTGGAATACACAACTTGAAGGATCAGTTATTAATGTTTATGAATGGGTTGAAAGTAAATTTTTGCCTGATACATGGGACGGGTTTGCTGATACCGATGAAGGATTAGCTCAGGGTATTAGTGGTATTAGTTTACACGGAAATGAAAAATACACAACTAGACTAATTTACGATAATGTAAGTAAATCGTTTAGTTCTTTATATTATTTCTGGGTAGAAAATAAGAAAACTGTACCAGCTATTAGAAACAGAAAGTTAAGCATTAGAAATATTGCAGCACTTATTGCTGACCCACAGAGTCAGCAATATAGATATGTAAGTTTGTTAAGTAAAGATAAATTCCTTTTAACAAACTGTAACGATCTTATTGTTAATGACGATGTTGTTTTAAATATTAAATACACAAATGATAGCATTGATAAACAGCGTCAAAATCAACATAATCAATACCAAATATTAAGTAAAGGATTAGATACAAGTATACCTAACACAGATATACAACGTAAATGGTTTGATAGTTTAGTTGGATTTGATGTAAAATCACGGGCAGTGCCAAATGTTGATCTTCCTGTAAAGAGTCGTTACGGTGTACAAGACAGACCAAGACAAGGAATGTTTGTTAACAGGTTTGAAGCACTTAAACAGTTCATTGAAAGAGTGAATATAGTATGTAACCAAAACTTACTTGCTGATGAATATAATCTTGATGCGTTATCAAAGAAAGAACCGGTACCAACGTTATTAAGTGGAGAATATGATCATAAGATTAGTACATATTCTGAAATAACATTTATTAGCACAAGTAAAGTTACTCCTGCAAAATTAACTCCAGTAGTATTAAATGGAAAAATTACTCGAGTTGATATAGTTGAATCAGGAAGAGGCTACAAAGTTGCTCCTAAAATTAAATTTGTAGGCGTTGGTGTAGATGCAGAAATAAAATTAACTATTGATACATTAGGAAAAATTACTAGTGCTGTAGTAGAAAACCAAGGTACTGGATACAATGAAAGTACTACTATAAGTGTAAGAAGATATAGTGTACTTGTTGAATCTGATAGTACAGTGTTTAATAAATGGTCATTGTATTCTTGGAATGAAACAGATGGTAAATGGTTTAGAAGAAGCATACAAGATTACGATGTAACACAATTTTGGGATACAGTTGATTGGTATGCAACAGGATACAATCAGTTTACAGAAGTTGACAGCATTATTGCAGGCTCATACTTATTAACAAGTCTTGAGAATTCAATAGGCAATGTTGTTAAGATTAGCTCAGTAGGCGTAGGCGGTTGGCTACTATTAGAAAAAGTAGCAGATGAAGACACAGAAGATTATACTGTTAATTACAAAACAATTGGTAGACAAAATGGCACAGTACAATTTAATGATAAGTTATATGACTATGGTAAAAATACTGTAGGATTTGATAATAGAAGTTTTGATAGTTTCTTTTATGATAATACTCCATCTAAAGAATTAAGAATTATTTTAGAAGCTATTAGAGATAATATTTTTGTTGGAACATTAGCTGTAGAGTATAACGAATTATTTTTTGCATCATTACGTTATGTGCTTGCAGAACAAATCGGTGCAGACTGGTTATTTAAAACTAGCTTTGTTAAAGCTAAACACAATTTAGGTCCGTTATATCAAGATGTAACGTTTAATAACAATAATCTAGCAAACTATGAAGCATACATAAATGAAGTTAAGCCTTATAGTACAAACATAAGAGAATTTGTTAGTAACTATGCAAATACAGAACCAACAAATAGTTCTGTAAGTGATTTTGATTTGCCACCAGAGTATAACAAAGCAAATAAAGCTATTGAACCAAGTGGCGCCCAAGTTATTAATGGTGTTATTGTAAGTGCTCCTAATAGTTCACAAATTTATCCAAGAAAACATTGGGCAGATAATAACGCTTATCAGATTAAAGAAGTTAAAATTTCTAATCCAGGATCAGGATATACATATGCTCCTACTGTAAAAATAGTTAGCAGTGAAGGAACTGGTGCTACTGCTAGAGCGTATTTAGGTTATGGAAAAATTACTAAAATTGAAGTACTAACACCTGGTACAGGATACATTCAAAGTCCAGTAGTTACAATCGAAGGCCCGCAGTTAGAAGGAAGTATCAATGCCGCTGCTAGTGCTATATTAGGAAATGGAGTAGTTAGAAGTCCAAAGATTGTATCTAAGTTTGATAGAGTTTCTGGAAAAGTTTATTACTCATCATTAGAGCAAGTAGTAACACTTGAAGGCACAGGAACACAAATAGTATATAACTTAGAATGGCCAATGGATCTTTCAAATTCAAAAGTTCAAGTTTGGATTGGTAAAGATAACACTACGTTAGTTGAGAAACTACGTAGTGAATATACATATAAAAATGTTGAAAATACTACAGCAGGTTATACTAGAGAGCAAGGTCGAATTACGTTTACTACACCACCGACGAATACATACAAAATTAAAATAAAATACTTTAGACCAATTAGTTTATTAAATGCTGAAGATAGAATTAATTTTGCATACAGTCCTGGCGCTAACATGTATGGCAAAGAACTGCAACAATTAATGACAGGCGTAGACTACGGCGGAGTTCAAGTACGTAGTTTTGAATTTGATAAACCATCAGGATGGGATACACAAGGTTGGTATTCCGATAGCTGGGATACGTTTGATAACACATTTGAAGATGAAGTTTTTTACTCGGATGGTTCAACAAATGCAGTACAATTAACTAAACCATTAGCTAATGGTATCATGTATAATTTCTATCTAAACGGAGTACGTATAGATGATCCAAACTATGATGCAAGTACATTAAATGATAACCCTACTGCAATTACAACTTCTATTATTGGCGACGGCGTAACACAAGTACTTGATCTAGAGACAATGGGAATAAGAGTATTACCAAGTGATGTATTAGTTATTAGAAAAACAACTAGTGATGGTAGTGTATTACCAGATGCTGAAAGTTACGATACAGCATTAACTGGAGGCGACTTAGCATATAGTACAGCAACTGGCATAAAGTCAGAAGATATTATTGTTGACGGTGACGGATTTGTAACACCAACTACTAGCGGAGGCCCTGAAGAATTAGTTCCAGGACAAGTTAATGATACATTAGATCTTAAAGTGTTTACTAGAGATAGTGCAGGCCAAGGACTTATACATAGTCAAAGTTATATTATGGGTAATACGCTAACTTATAGTTTAGATGTTATTCCACGTACTTCGGCAGCGGTAATTGTTAAAGTAAATAATATTATTTTAAACCCAACACAATATACAATAAATTGGGCAAGTAATTCTGTAACACTTAATGCAAGTTCTGAAGGTGATGAACTTAACATTATAGCAATGGCGCAAGGAACACAAAAAGTATTAGACTTTGGCCAAGGTGTTTCAGTAGCAGGACAAGCAGATTATTTAACTACTGTTGATTGGCAGAAAGACGTTAGTGTTTTTGTAAGTGTTAACGGTGTAGCTACTGACGTACAAATATTTAACAGTGAAGATAGTGGTGCTCCTATAGCTAAAGTTGGTATTAGATTTACTACACCAAGAGTAAGTAGTGGTGAAGTAATACATTATACGGTATTCAGCGATAAAACAAAAGTCAACTATAGTCAAGTTAGTAAAGATACGTTTACAGCAACTGGATCTTCATCACAGTTTACTTTATCTAGTACTCCATTTTATTCATTGCCCAATGAGCATAATATTATTGTAAAGATTGACAATAAAATTTTAAATCCTGGATATAATATCCAACATGTAATTGATGCAGACGACACTAGGCAATATAAAATTGAAACATTCCAAGAACCAATTGGAGCAAATGCCGCTGGCGACATTAAAGTCTTTGTAGATGGAGTAGAAAAGTTTACTCCAAATGAATGGAGATTTGATATTGCTAATAGTCAAATAGTATTAGGTGATAATGTTGGAGAGCCAGGATCTGTAGTTGAAATATTTGCAATTACAGACGGCGAATATAGAATTAATGGTAAAATTGTTTCAATTGATACTACTCCTACAGCAGGACAAACTGTAGAAGTATTCCAATTTTCAAATCACAATTTACTTGGAATAGAAAGAATTAACTATGATGTAGTCAGTAGGGCTGTATTAATAGCTGAAGATGTACAAACAGTAACATATAACAGGCTAACAGTTGGCGAAATACCGTTAAGGAAAAAAGCAATAGATGCACAGTATGTTTGGGTAAGTGTTAATGGTGAATTATTAACTCCTAGCGTTGATTATTCAATAACTAATGATCAAATGAAAGTACAATTAGTAAGAACTCCGGCAGCTAATGATGTTATTGATATTATACACTTTTCAGAAAAGATAAGTACAGCAAAGTTTGCGTTTAGACAGTTTAAAGATATGTTGAATAGAACACACTTTAAACGTTTAGATAAAGAAGTTACTGCATTACGTGAAAGATTAGACAGTGACGATTTACGTATTGAAGTAGTTGACGGTTCTAGTTTATCAGTTCCTAGTAAGGGACAAAATCTTCCAGGAGTTATTTTTATTGCTGGAGAACGTATTGAGTATTTTGTTAAAGATGGTAATACATTAAAGCAGTTACGCAGAGGAACACTAGGAACAGGAGTAAAGTCTTCTTATCCAGTAGGACAAAATGTGTTTGATCAGAACATAAGTAAAACTGTACCATATAAAGATATGACTCAATCACAAAGTTTTATTGCAACCGGGGATAATAGTACATTTATATTAGGGTTTGATGTTGGAACATACAACGAAATTGAAGTATTTTCCGCAGGTAAGCGTCTTAGAAAGACAACATTACAGTCATTTAATCCAATAATTGCACTGGATAGTCCAGAAGGCGATATAACATTACCAAAAGAGTTTGAATTTAACTCTGGAAACAACAGTATTACATTAAGTGAGACACCGTTACTTAACACTAAAGTAACAGTTATTAAAAAAACAGGCCAAACATGGACAAGTACGGGAGAAATGTTAGGAGATGCTGAAAATTCAATTGCTCGATTCTTAAGAGCAGGCACTTCGGCGCTACCAGAATAAATACAGTATAGGAATTAACATGAACGATAATATGCAAGATAAAAATGGAGTACTAGTTCAAGGACATATAAAAATCTTTGATCCTAAGTCAAAAGAAGTATACGTTGAAAAACGTAACGCAATTCATTATGAGAATATGAGTATTGCATTAGCAGAAAGTTTAAGCAATGCAGGTGCTGGATTTATATATGAAATGAGTTTCGGCAACGGCGGCACATCAGTTGATCCAACTGGTATTATTACATATCTTACACCTAATAGTACAGGAACCAACGCTAGTTTGTATAACCAAACATATACTAAAGTAGTTGATGAAAGAAGTGTTAACAATACAGATGCTGCTAGAAATAAAACAGAAACACGCCATGTAAGTGGAACAAACTATACTGATATACTAGTTTCATGTTTATTAGATTACGGTGAACCAAGCGGGCAAGAAGCATTTGATAATGCAACTGATCCTGATAATTCTTATGTTTTCGATGAACTAGGATTAAGAAGTTATAGTGCGAGTGGCACAGGGCGCCTTATTACACACGTAATTTTTCATCCTGTACAAAAATCATTGAACAGATTAATACAAATTGATTATACTGTTCGTGTACAGAGTTTAGCGGGTTAAGGGGATAATACATGGCATATGCAATTAGTTATACAGACTCTGTAAACAAAGGTAATATTACCGTTGAAGATAATACTATTAACACAGAGACTACACTAAGTCTACCTGGTAGATTTACAACGGCGTATGGCCAAGCAATTAGTGAAAATTTCTTACACTTATTAGAAAATTTTGCTAATAGTACTGAACCTTTACGCCCAGTTGAAGGGCAATTATGGTACGATACAACAACAGGTGTTGATCAACTTAAAATTTATGATGGAACATTTTGGCAAGCTGCAGCAGGACTTAAAAAAGCAACGTCTGAGCCAGCAGTTGCAAATAGTAGCGCCGGAGATTTATGGGTAAACACAGGTAGTCAGCAGTTATATTTGTTTACAGGTTCTACATGGGTATTAGTTGGTCCAGAGTTTACTGATGGATTACTTACAGGTACAAAATCAGATGCATTGGTTGGTACAGACAACTTAACATATAAAGTACTTTCGATCAAAGTACAAGATAAAACGGCATTTATTATTAGTGACCGGGCATTTATACCTAAGACTGCTATCACAGGATTTACAACTGGTATCAAAGCAGGAATGAATGTTAGTTCAACTGCACTTTTTGGTACTGAATTACTAAAATATTACGGAACAGCAGAAAAAGCAGATGCACTAGTTGTTGGAACAACTACAGTTCCTGCAGCAAACTTTGTTAGAACTGACCAAACATCAACATCAAACTTTGATTTAAAAATTAAAAATAATGGTGGTGTTGTTATTGGTACAGGCGGACAATTAAGTATAGGAGTTGATGGAGAGCAAGGTGTTATACAACATAATACTAGTGGTTCTAACATTGATTTTAGGCTTAGAAGCGGAACATCAACTCCTACAGTAATGCGTATTGATGCAAGTGGCAAAGTAGGAATTAATAATAGTGCTCCAGAACAAGATCTTGATGTAGCTGGCAATGTAAAAGTTACACCTAAATCAGGTGTTGCAGGATCAGGGTATTTACAAGTTACTAGCACAACTAATTCTACAAGCATTAGCACAGGAGCAATTATTACATCAGGCGGCGTAGGTGTTGCACTAAATGCATATATTGGTGGTAATGTTGATATTGGTGGTATATTACAAACAGGTAATATTTCTCCAGATGTAGGATCATCAAGAAATATTGGTACGCTAATTAACAAATATGATAACATTTATGCTAATACATTCTTTGGAAATATGCAAGGCAATGTTAGTGGTACAGTAAGTGGAAGAGCTGGGTCAGCAGATAAATTAGCAAGTGCTACAACGTTTGCAGTAGGTGGTGATGTTGAAGCAGCAAGCTTTGAATTTGATGGGCAAACCGGCGGCAGTACAAAGACATTTAATATGTCTATTGCAAACACATTTATTTCTAGTAAGACGGTTACATATGATGCTGCAAACTCCGATGAATTAATTATAAACAGACCTACAGGGACAACTGGTGTTTTTAGAATTACAAAAGCTAATTTTATAAAATCTATACCGTTAAACCCAATTGGAGCAATGATGGCTTATGGTGGTACAACTTCCCCATTAGGATGGGTATTTTGTGATGGATCAGAAGTTAGAAAATCAGACTATAATGATTTATGGTTAACAATTGGATTTAACTTTAAAGATGCTTCACTAATTAGTGACTCTGGAGTTAACTTTTTTGCATTGCCAGACATGCGTGGTAGATTTCCATTAGGATTGGATAACATCGGCGGAGCAAATGCAAATAGAGTATCTGATAATACAGCAAAAACAATTGGTGGAGCATCAGGCTCCGAAACAACAGCAATTGCTGTTGCTAACTTACCAGAACACGAACATGATATGGAAGGCGATAGCGGAACACAGTATTATGCAACAAGAGTTGGTACTGGTACACCGACTGATAGTGGTGCAATTCAATTATCAATTACTTCAGGTACACAAGGTACACAAGGTTTAGCTTCTAGTGGTGGCATTAAAACAGCGGCAACATTAGGAACATCATTGAATACTATTGATCCTTACTTAGCTCTTAACTATATTATCTATACTGGAGTCACAACATGAGCTATCAATTAAATAAAACAGACGGCACACTACTTACATCATTAATTGACGGGCAAATTGATATAGCCAGTACTAACCTTACGTTAGTAGGTAAAAATTATACCGGGTACGGCGAAGCATTTAATGAAAACTTTATTAAATTATTAGAAAATTTTAGTAATACAGCTGCACCTAGTACTCCATTAACAGGACAACTATGGTGGGACACTACTAACGCTAGATTAAAGGTATATGACGGAACAATATGGAAAGCCAGCGGTGGTCCATTTGTACAAAATACACAACCTACAATGGTTGCAGGTGATTTATGGATTGATAATTTAAACAATCAGCTGTATGCATTTGATGGATCTGACACAGTCTTAGTTGGCCCGCAATATACATCTACACAAAAGAAAAGTGGCTTTGAAATTAGCCAAATATTAGATAATCAAAGTAGATCAAGAACAGTAGCTTACCTTTATATAGGCGGTACACTATCAGCAGTATTAAGTTCGCTACAATTTACGCCTACTTATGCTCAAAGAATAATAGGACTAGTTACAGCTACTAACACAGATGGTATTATATACGAAGGCATTAATATTATTAATGCTGCAACATTTAAATGGCACGGTGTTGCAAATAGTGCATTAGGACTTACAGACGCTGCTGGACTTACTAAAACAGCTGATCAGTTTTTAGCGTCAAACGCTAATGATGTTACTACAGGTGCATTAACTATTCAAAACTCCGGTGGATTAACAATTGGACTTTCGCAAAATAATGTACAAAAAGTTATTGGTGAAAGATTTTATGTTGAAAATCAGTTACTGGATCACGATTTAAGTTTAAGAGTACGTTCAAATAAGTTTAACTCACTTATTGTTGATGCTGTATATGTAGATGCAAGTACAGCAAAAGTTGGTATATTTACAACTAATAGATTACCAATATATACACTAGATGTTGAAGGCGATATTAGAGCTACAGGTAATTTAATTGTAGAAGGTACATCAACTACAATTGATACAGTTACATTAAGAGTTGAAGATAAAAATATTGAACTAGGATACCAGTCAGATAGTACCGGCGGCGATGATGCAGGTGCAGAAGGCGGCGGAGTCACACTACTATCAACTGATTCAGATAAAACAATGAAATGGGTAGGTAGTACAGATGCCTGGACGTTTAATAAAAATATTGATATATCTGATGCAACAAAGACAATTAAAATTGGCGGACAAACTAAATTAACAAATACTAGCTTATCAAATATTTTATATGCTGATGAGCTAACTAGACTAGGAACACTTACAGCATTACAAGTAGATTCAATTAATATTAACGGTAATACTATAAGCAACAGTGCTTCTGTAATTAATATTACAGCAACAGGTGGAATAAATCTTACACCAGGTGGTACTGTAGCGTTTACTGGAGCACCTCGAATATCTGGTGTTGGAAATCCTACAGATATACAAGACGTTTCAACAAAATCTTATACAGATACAGAAATTGCAAATGAAACTATTGTAATGGGATTTGACGTTACTGGATTAGGCACAGGATCGACATTACAAGCAGCAGTAGCAGGGTACTTAAATGATTTATATCCTGCTGCAACTATTAATACTAATAAACAAGCAAAATTACATTGCACTTCGTATGCTAATGCAACAGCTAGTGGTATTGATGTAAACTCGGCAAAAACAATTAGTTACATAGCTGTAGATTCAAACGGAACACAAAACGAATCAGTAGTACAAGACATTGTATTTGCTGGTGCAAGTGGTAACGTTTCATTATCTGCAACACGTAGTTTGATGAGATATCAGTCAAACGGAACAGCATGGGAGTGGCAGGCAACAACTGCTTATTAATCAAATGATTAAAACGATAAATAACATAAGTACAGTACTATTAGGGGTTACATAGATGGCATATCAAATTGATAGATATAATAATACGCTTTTAACTAACGTTGAAGACGGAACTGTTGATCAAACTACTGATTTAAAATTCATTGGTAAAAATTACGCAGGCTACGGTGAAATACAAAATGAAAACTTTTTGTTTTTACTGGAAAACTTTAGTGGAGCAACTGCACCAGCTAGGCCATTAAGTGGACAGCTTTGGTACGACACGTCAGTTTCAAAATTAAAATTTTACGATGGAACAAAGTGGAGAACAAACGGTGGATCTGAAGCAGCAGCAACAGAGCCAACAGGATTATCAGTAGGTGACTTTTGGTGGGATACTACTAATAATCAGCTATACGTTTATAACGGAACTATTTTTATATTAATTGGTCCACAGAATGCAGGCGATGGCGTAACCCAAATGCAAAGCTTGTCATTACTTGATACTAATGGTACTACTAGAAATGTTATAGCAGGTACACTGAACAGTGAAACTGTAATGATGATTAGTGCAGTTGAATTTGATATTGCTACAAGTAATGCAGTTACAGGATTTGATAGGCTCAAAAAGGGCATTACACTTATTAATACTAAGTTGGCTACTAACGGCGTAACTACTCCGTCAGGACATTACTTTTGGGGAACAGCGTCAGATAGTGCTAGATTAGGTGGACAATTAGCTTCAAACTTTATTCAAGCATCAGCAGGTGGAGCAAATACTGTATTTGCAAATATTGTTGAATTTCCAGATGGTGGAATACAAATTGGTGACTCACAAGATTTACAACTATTAATAGAAAACGGCTCCGAAGGAGTTATACAAAATGTTACTGGTAACAATAGCATAATAAAAATTAAAACTTCAAACGGATCAGGAACATCTACACACTCAGTTACATTTAATTCAACTGGATTAATACCAGCAGTAGATAATACATTCGCACTAGGTAGTACAACTTTAAAATATTCAAATGTGCATGCATCAGCATTTACTGGCGAAGCAACAAGAGCAACTGCATTAAGAGTTGGAACAGATTTTAGATCAGCAAGTTCTAGTGCATCAAATAATACTGTAGCAGTAAGAGATGCAACAGGCAACATTGCAGCTAACTTATTCCAAGGTACTGCAACACAAGCACGTTATGCTGACTTAGCAGAAATTTATGCAACAGACCAAGAATATCCAGTAGGTACAGCAATTGCAGTAGGTGGCGAAGCAGAAGCTAGATCCGCAAGCATTGGCGATATTTGTATTGGTGTTATTTCAGATAATCCTGCATATTTAATGAACTCAGAAGCTGACGGACAAGCAGTTGGATTAAAAGGCAGAGTTCCTGTAAGAGTTAGCGGTCCTATATCAAAAGGCCAAGCAGTGTACGCATGGGAACATGGAGTATGTAGCACTATTACAACTAATGCAATGGTCGGAGTAGCACTGGAAACAAATGGTGATGCAGGCGAGAAATTAGTTGAATGTGTGTTAAAAGTTTAAGGATTTTAACTAATGGCAGATATAACCGCAGCGCGATTAAACAACTTACAATCTAGAATCGCACTTATTCTAGGAACAGGAAGCGGCAGTAGTGGATACGGGCAATCTCTTGCATCCTCTCAGGTTGTGGCTGATTCAATAGTTGCATCATCTGATATTAATAATATTTTTACAGATATGGTAAAGGCAAGAATACATCAGGTAGGTATTGCTGAAACTGGCATTAGACAAGTTATTGAAGATCTTAATATTATTGCAGAAGACACTAGTGGAACTATAACTGATGCAGGTGTTGAAGGTTCAGATGTTGAAGGCACTAAAAAAGGGCTAGCTGACTATGAATCATTAATGAATAATATTGAGTCAGACAAACTATTATTACACTCTAGTCAAGCAGCACTAGAACCTAAATTAACAAGTACTAGAACAGCTACATGGAATGGATTAATATATCACGTGTTTACTGCAACGTGGTCCAGTGCTGATGTCCGAAGACACTTTTTTAATGCTGGCGGCGAAATTAGACTTTCTACAAATAATACTAATCCTAGCACATCTAAAGGTCTTGACTGGGCTGCATTATGTAGTGAAGTAGGCATAGTTAGGTTTACTAGAAGTCAAACTTTTGCTGGCAACAGCGGCCAAGGATATTTTATTGGTGATGACTATATGAGCTCATCTTACCAAACAGTTTATGCTAAAGTAGGCGCTGGTACATACAGCGGAGTTTATGCAGGTAACCTATATACTATTAAAGCTAGAGAAACAAGTTCTTCTGTAATTGAATTTAGAATAGAATTTAACGATGTTGTTGTAGACAATAATATAGACAACAATGTAGATGGAGCACTCACTAGTACAATTCAACAGTATAGAGCAGTTGGTCCTAACAGTATAACTTCAGTTAGTCCAACATTCTTTAGTAGCACATCATTATCAGGATTTAATATTCCAGTTGATGTTAGTATACCAACATACATTTTATCGTCAACTTCAAATGCAATCGACGAAGGCGAAAGCTTTACTCTTACATTAACAACAACAAATATTACAAATGGAACAATAGTACCATACACTATTACAGGTGTTAGATCTTCAGATATTGGAAATGCAAGCTTAACAGGCAACTGGGTAGTTAATAATAATACAGCTACACTAACATATGCATCTACAGCTGATTTTACAACTGAAGATACTGAAATAATGACAATGACATTAAACAATGGTAAGACAGCAATAAGTATTACTATTAGTGACACTAGTCGATCACAAATATCATATGTATATACTCCGCAATGGATAAATGAATTTGGTAGTACTTTCTTAAATAATATTCCAACTGCAACAGCATTAACTATTGCTGAAATGATTGCAAGTAATCTTTATAATAATACAGGTGCTTGGACAAATACAAACGCTAGTACAGTATATGCATTGAATAGAAAACCTGACGCATCGGGATTAGCATATTGGACTAGAGAATATTATAATAACTATTTCAATTCTTTTGCATTAGTTATTGCAAATGCAACTGGATTTACTAAAACGTTCTTTGATTATATGGCTAATCAAACTAATCCAATTCCGTTTACAGTAGGCGGCGTTGCACTTACAGGATCAGCTAATTCAGACTCAGCAAGGATATTACTAGCATCTAAGCCATCAATTGTTGGTGACGGATTTGGCGACTTTGGCAACAGAGGTTCAGCAACTGGCATTGCACCATCACCAGAAGCACCAAGTGCAGGATTTGCGTTTACAGTAAGTGGCGGAGCTGTTAACTTTAATGGAAGCGACAATCCAGTAACAACGAGCTTTACAGTAGCATGTAGTGCAGGATCAGGTAGTATTACAGTTGAAGAATTAACTAGACCAAGTCAAATTGCTGTAGCAGTAACAACGTCAGCTCCAGATAAAACTAGTTATAGTATTAACTATCCAAGTGTTATTACTAGTGCTAAAGCATCATTAACAAATAATATAGCAGCTGGACAATCTCGTGTGTACACAACTACTATACATAATACACAAAATGGTACGTGGACAGGTAGCTTTGCATTCAAAGAATCAACAGGCGTAGGACAATTAATTACTAAAGCATGGTCAGGTACGTTTGGCGCATAGAATTATTTGGCCTGGAAATGTTAGACAGTTCCCAAGTATACGTACAGCTGACGAATAACCTTTCTAAAGTAAGTGCTACTATTATTCAACTAAATAGTAATAGAGAGGTTTATTAATTAATGCCAACACGTATATTAGCATCAAGATTCAATAATTTAAAAACAACAGTAGATAGACTGTTGGGACCTTGTCTTGAAACAAGTAAAGTTAGTGGCAACTACACTAAAGGCTACGGTGAAACACCAAGTAGTTATCTTGCACAATCTAATTCTGGCAATGACTTAATTGATGCTGCGGCATACCAAGGATTATATCTTGATATAGCTAAAATTAAAATACATCAAGTAGGTGCAGCAGCATTTACTCCTTTAGCATACCGAGTTGGTGACATTCTAAATAACGCAAATGCTGATAAAGTTGAAGAAGCATTTGTTGCAGGTATAGAGTCATTAGCAACTGATATAACAACCAATAAGTTTGTATGCCATTCTACACAAGCAGACTTACTAGCAGCTGATAGCTCAACTAGTGCTTCTACTTGGAACGGAACACTAAGTCATATAGTTAAAGTAACCTTTGCTTCTGCTCAAGAAAGACGCGAATATTTTAATGCAGGCGGCACAATAAGATTTTCACCATCAATGTCCTATTCAGGAACACAAGCTAAGACACTTGACTGGAAAGAAATGATTAATGAAATAGGTGCAGTAAGTTTTGGTTGTCAAGGTACTACTAGTTCTGGAGGCCACGGACAAGATTATGGCGGCATGGGACATGATTATATGACTGCGTCATACCAGAGAGCGTACTATAATATAGGTGGCGGTGTATATACTCCTAATCAATATACAGTATATGCATTAGAATTAAGTGATACAGTATTACAATTTAAAACTGAAATTACTGATCCTAGTTACGGCACTCCGGACGAAACAGTACTAGCGGCTGTTAATAATGTAGTACAATTCTTTAGACCCAACGGTACAGCTATAATAAACGGCACTTCTCATAATACAGTTATTCGTTCTATTCCTGTTGCTCAAACAATATCTCCTTTTTAACGGTTGACTATCTAGTATAATAATGCTATAATAGTAATTATATTCAGACTTCTGCCTCCACTGTGGGCAAAATGAATATATAATATTATAGGAGAGTCTGTATGGATGAAAGATTAGATAAGGCATTAGAGTTTTCAAACTATATGCTTACGCTTAATAATCAAAAAAGGTTATTGACTGAAAAGTACCAAGAAGAATTATTATATTTTTATGACGGTTGCCAATTTACTGTTACTAAAGAACTAATTAATTTTGTCAAATTGTTACTTGATAATGAGCAAGATGAAAATGCTGTACTAACAGATGACAATGGTATTCCTACTATTGTTGCAGATGTAGATAAATTTTATAATTCAATCATCAATGTATACTTTGTAGCTTCGAATACATATCATTCAGAATATATAAAATTAAAAAATCAAAGAAGCGTGGAAAAACTAGTTGACTATGAAGAAAACTAAAGGTGCGTTCTTAATTGCTCGAAATAACTCTCAGGTTGATTATGTTAAACAAGCAGTTTTTTTAGCAAAGCGTATACGTAAATATTTAGGTATACCAACTACAGTGCTAACTGACTCGGTAGAATATATTAATCATAATTTTGACGCTGGAGTGTTTGATAGAATTATTCCGTGTTCTGCTACGCAACAACAAAATCAAAGACTGTATTTTGATGGCAGTATGCATCAACGTCAAGCAACATTTAATAATAGAACTAGATCACAAGCATATGATCTTAGTCCGTATGACGAAACGTTATTGTTAGATACAGATTATATTATTAGTAATAGTTTATTAAAAAACTGTTTTGACTCGCAAGATGATTTTTTAATTTACAAAGATTCAACTGATGTTGCACAGGTTCGAGACGAACAAGAATTTAAATACATAAGTGATACTAGTGTTCCATTTTACTGGGCAACTTGTGTATTTTTTAGAAAAACTCCAGTTAATAAAATTTATTTTGATTTAGTACAACATATTGAAAAAGAATGGGATCATTATAGAAGAGTTTATCAAATAGCATCTCAGTTGTTTAGAAATGATTTTGCATTTAGTATTGCAATCCATATAATGAACGGATTTCAAGAAGGGTTATTTGCTAAGCCAATGCCAGGTAAAATGATGTATACTACTGATAGAGATATTTTGTGGCAGTTAAATGATGATCAAATGATGTTCTTAGTAGAAAAGAAAGGTTACTTAGGAGAGTATACTGCATTAAAAACAAAAGGTCAAACAATTCATGTTATGAACAAATATAGTTTAGGACGAATGATTGATTTGGAGATGTCTAATGAGTAAAGGTATTGTAGTACTAGCACAAAATCTTAAAGACACAAGTTATGTTAAACAAGCAGAAACTTTAGCAATGAGTTTGAAAGTTACAAATCCTAAAATTAAAATTAGTATTATAACTAATAACAAGGTTGAATTTAAAGATTTATTTGATCAAGTAATTCCTATACCTTTTGGCGATGCAGCAAAAGACTCTACTTGGAAGATTGAAAATAGATGGAAGATATATCATGCTAGTCCGTATAATCAAACGATTGTAATGGATACTGATATGCTAGTATTACAAGATATATCGGCGTGGTGGAAGTTTTTAGAAAATTATAAAATATTTTATACTAATAAAGTGTATACTTACAGAGGCACTATAGCTGACACCAAACATTATAGAAAGACATTCCTTAAAAATAGTTTGCCTAATTTATTTTCCGGAGTACACTATTTTGAAAAATCTGATAAAGCACAAGAATTTTATCGTTGGTTAGAATTAGTTGTTAACAACTGGGAAGCATTTTATGAAGTATTTCTAGAAGGAGTAACTAGACCTACACATGTTAGTATAGATGTATGTGTGTCAATTGTTGCTATGATACTCGATTGCACAAATGATATAACTAATCCAAATGTAAGCTTTCCTAGTTTTACACATATGAAAAAGAATTGCCAAGGCTGGATTGATGGATCAAGTAATTGGCAGGACCGTGTTGGATTTTATATTTCAAGAGATTGTAAAGTTAAAATAGGAAATTACGACCAAACAGGAATCTTACATTACACTGAGAATGATTTTATAGAAAAGACACCTGTTATTGAACGATATAGGAATTTACTAAATGTCTGAGTTAGCTGATTTAATTAAATCTTTACAAGTAGAAGTAAAGCAGTCTCAATCTACATATGTTTACTATGATACAGAAAGTGGAAAAGTAAATAGACTTAGTGGAACAGAGCAAGAACCCGACGAAGATGAATCTGTTCTTGCAGTACCTCATGATATTACTAGTCCTATACTTACAGGTGAAAAAAGAACATCAGACTATATTATTATATACGATATAGCATTAAAACAACGAATATTAAAAGAAACAACATATGAAGATTCACACAAAGAAGCTTCAACAATGTGTTATCAATTGCCTATCATTAAGAACAATAGATCAGGACATATGGCGTGTACTGAAATATATGACGGTGTTGAAGTTTACCTATGGTTTAAAGATACAGCCTACAAGAAAAATCATTTAGTTTGGTACGAAGACACAGTTTATAAGTTATTAAAATCTAATAGAAAAGCACAAAGTTTTAGTAAAAAGAATGCAATAGTGTTTATTAACAATGTACAGTTGACTAACTTGGCAACGCAAACTTTAGCATTAACTACGTTACGACATACTCAAGAGTATGTTGGCTTACATATTGATATTTGGTATAATGATTTAGAACACTTAGCAGGACAACATGTATGGATTGGTAAATGTATATATAGAATAATTGAAGATCAGTTAGCTGACACAGAATTTAATCCTGATAATGCAGTTATGCTGGTATCTAATGTTTTACTTTACAGGGACACAAATGTAAGTCTTGATACTATTACGCATATACAAGACGGTGATGTATATTTAGACTATAATAAAATTTATAGTGCTAGCCTTACTGAGAACGTATATGATAAAACGTCAAATGATGTAATATTTTATACAGGTCAACATCATATTGTAAAATGGGTATCTACAAATGATACTTTGTTAAGATTTGACACTACAGATACAAAAGACTACACCTTAACTGAAAACACTATAGAAGTAGTAGATCAAACTGACTTAAAGAACGGCACTATAGTTTTATTAGGTAAGAAACTGTATACTATACAGCTTGATAAAGAATATGATATTATTGTTACACAAGACAAGCCGTCAAAGATATGGACATTAGCATTAAATCCTGCAACATTAAAGTATTTACAAATGACAAATTATGAGCATACTGATATGCTGTATTTTAGTATAACTGCAAAACATGATCCAAATATACTTTATAGGTCACTTAAAATTTCAATGTCAGAATTAAATAAAATTCATGTTATTCCTTTTCAACATGATAACGAAAGCACCGAAGATGTAAGTTTATATACAGCCAAATATTTTGATAGCTACGCACACGAGGTAATTGAATGAGTAACACTTTTAAAGTAACAGACTACGACATTATATATCTAAGTTATGATGAACCTAATGCAGAAAAAAATTATGCAGATTTATGTAAAAAAGTTCCGTGGGCAAAACGGGTACACGGAGTAGAAGGCAGTGACGCTGCACATAAAGCTTGTGCAAAGCTTAGTGAAACAGATCGATTTATTACAGTTGATGCTGATAATATTGTAAATGAAAAATTCATTAATCAAGAAATTAACTTTGATGAACACGAAGATTTACAACACAGTGTAATTAGTTGGGCTGGATATAATGCTGTTAATGGACTAATGTACGGCAACGGCGGACTTAAATGTTGGCCAAAGAAGTTTGTACTAGGAATGAAAACGCATGAAAATGCAGATGCAAATAACGTACATGCCCAAGTAGACTTTTGTTGGGATATTAATTATATACAAATGAATAGTTGCTTTAGTACAGTATATAATAATCATACAGCACAGCAAGCATGGAGAGCAGGATTCCGTGAAGGTGTTAAAATGGCACTAGATCGAGGAATGCGTGTTAATAAAGAAGAGTTTGCAAAACTGCATTGGAAAAATTTACATAGGCTTTATGTTTGGCTAACAGTAGGAACAGATGCAAAAAACGGGTTGTGGGCAATTTATGGTGCTAGAGAAGGGCTGTATAAGACTATGGCAACAGATTGGGACTTTGTTAATGTAAGAGACTTTACATACCTTAATAATTATTGGGAACTTCAAGTTGATAAAGATGAGTCAGCACTACTTGACAAAGTTAGAATGTTAGGGTCAAAGTTACTAAATGAATTAGATGTTCCAATTCCAGTTGAGCCGTTTAATCCTGAACAAAGTAAATTTTTTAAAACAGTTTATCAAAATCCAGGAAGAATGCAACACCAATTTATAGATATCGAGACATAATATGACTCAAAGTTCCTACAATGCTGGAGCTGAACTTGCAAGAGAAAAACTTAAAAAAATAAGTTGTTCTATGTGTTTAGCAAAGTGGACACAAGTAACTATGCATCTCCATAACGGGCATACACATAGTTGCCATCATCCTGCTCCGCATTTTATTCCACTAGATGAACTTAAAGATAATCCGCATGCATTACATAACACAAAACACAAAATAGAGCAACGTAAAATGATGCTAGAAGGTGTAAAGCCTGATGAATGTAATTACTGTTGGAATATTGAAGATTTAGATAATGGACATTTTAGTGATAGACATTTTAAAAGCGGTGAAGATTGGAATGAAGGTCAATATGAAAAAATTAAAGAATCTCCATTAAGTAATACATTTTTACCAACCTATGTAGAAGTTAGCTTTAATAATACATGTAACTTTGCATGCATGTACTGTAGTCCTCAAATATCTAGTAAATGGATGGAAGACATTGAAGCAAACGGAGCATATGACTTAGGCGACTATAAAGTACATCATCTTGATTATTTGCGTAGTAAAAACCAAATACCAATTCGAAACAGAGACCATAATCCTTATATTGAAGCATTTTGGAAAATATGGCCTGAGCTATATACTAATCTAAAAGTTTTTAGAATAACAGGTGGCGAGCCGTTGCTTAGTAAGCATACTTGGAAAGTATTAAAATATATCCAAGACAACCCAAACCCTAATTTAGTATTAGGAATTAATACTAACTTGTGTGTACAAGATGGATTCATTGATAGGTTAATACCAATTGCTAAAGACTTAATTGAAAATAACAAAATTAAAAACTTTGAGTTATACACTAGTGTTGAAGGTACTGGAAAACAAGCTGAATACATCCGAGATGGATTAGATTACGATAAATTTATTTACAATTTAAATAAAGTTACAAAAGAAATACCAATGATAGCTTGGAAATCAAAAACAATAATTATGGCAACATATAATTTATTAAGTATTCCAACTTTTCGTAATTTACTAGAATGGCTTCTCGACTGGCGCAAGGAACACGGGTCAAGCACTTGGAAAAAGCTATGGTTAGATATAAGCTATTTAACGTATCCTAATTGGCAAACTATTGCACTTGCTGATAAAGAAATGTTGAAAATAATGCAAGATGATCTTAAATTTATGGAGTCTAACAGAGAACAAGAAATAGGCCACCATGGATTCCAAGATACTGAAATATCTAAAATGGCAAGAGCTGTAGATTATGTAACACAAAGTTTAAACAACGATAAAACAAATGAAATGAAACAATTTTATAACTTCTTTACTTCTTATGATATTAGACGTAACAAGAACTTTGTTGAAACATTTCCAGAGTATTCTAAGTTTTATCAGGAATGTAAAAGGATAGCAAATGGATAGAGTAAACGTATGGAAAAGATCAGACTTATCTGCTGAAAATAAGGGATATAGATTCCATTGTGGATTTAAAAAAGAATTTTTAGGTTTATTTCCGAAACATGTAGATCCATTTATTCCTCTTGGACTAACTACCAAACAAGCACATAAAGTTTATAACCCTATTAGCAGCTTTAAAACAATTAAAAATGAAAAATATTTTTATCCTATTCCTTGGGTACCGGTACAAGAAACAACGCATCTATTAAACGATGTAATTGAAATTGAACCAATGCATTTAACTTATGTAAGATCTAAGAGATGTAAAATACTAGTTATTAATATTATGGAAGGCTGGAACCATGACGGGCATTATCAAACTATAATTGAAGCTATTAAAGACAAATATGATTTAGAATATGATGATTTTGTGCTACTAACTGGCAACATGGATCAACCGCCATTCCCTGTTCCGAATATATATTATAATTGGTGGGAACAGCATATGAATGATCACGGATTAATGGAATATGCTAAACAAGGTTTTTATAGTACAGACAGTGGGGTTCGTCCTAATAGATTTATTTGTTTAAACAGACGACCACATGCACACCGCATATTAGTAACTAGCGTATTAGAACAGTATAAAGATATTGGCATCTTAACTTGTGCTAAAGAAACTGACTTTGGCTCAATCCAGGGATTTAATGGAGCCCTGCTCAAGAAAATCCCACGGGACTACCCTAAATTTAAAGATTATATACACAACAATATAAATTCTTTTCCAGAGTTTTTAAATAGATTACCTTTTACACATGATGACGGATATAATGCCGCTGACGATAATCCAACAGTTGATGAATCTAGAGATAAGTTTTATAATAGTTGGTTGCATGTTGTAACAGAAACATATCAGACAAACGGGCAAACATTTTTTAGTGAAAAAATATTTAAACCTATGATATATTGGCAACCATTTATTTTAGTTGGTGCCCAACATGACTTAAAAAGTTTAAGATCTCTTGGTTATAAAACATTTGACGGAATAATAGATGAAACATATGATACTATTGAGGATAATGAAGAAAGACTTAAAGTATCTATTGAAGAAATAGAGCGTATTATTAAATTATCAGATGAGGATATAGCTAAATTATATGAAGATTGCTATGAGATATTAACACACAACTTCCATCATTGGATGTATAGACAACAAACTATACACATGGGGTTAAAAGCTGACTTACTGGAGATTTTAAATGCCTAAATTATTTGCATACGGGTGCAGTTATACTTACGGCCATGGATTAGAAGATTGTATTATTGGAAAGTGTGACCCAGGTCTTGAACCTAGTAAGTTAGGGTATGCTTCACTAGTATCACAACACTTAAATGCTAATGAACTATTAAATTATAGTAGACCAGGTACAAGTAATAAATGGATAGTAAATGCAATTAACGTAACAGTTGAATCCCAACAAATAGGAAAAAACGATGCAGTTATTATACAATGGACTTTTCTAGATCGAACATGTGTACTAAAAAAAGGTAGTCACCGAAACTTAGACAAATATGAACCTTTAGGTACATGGCTGGCAACTAAAAAATCATTATCATCAGCTTATTATAAGCACCTGTATAATATACATGATAGTACACACGTTACTTCTTGGTATATAAAATATGTTGATTTGTTATTAAAAAGTCACGGTATAACAAAAGTTTTACACACTGCTCTTCCTGACGGAGAAGTAGATATGAAAGTTTACCTACCGGATACTATAAAATGGTGGGACGATAACATATCTCGAAATCGAATTGATAAAGCAATTGATGGTAGTCACCCCGGTCCTGAATCTCAAAAATTATTCGCTGATAAATTATTTAAAGAACATGGTGATTATTTAAGTTGAAAAAAATTACTGAGACAGATCCACAAACAGCTGCACAGCAAGTAATTCCTATGTTGGATGAAATATCGCCTACTATGTGCATGGCTAAATGGCTATGGTCCAGTATACATTTAACTAATGGATTGACTAATAGTTGCTTTTTACCAC